CCGTTTTGCACGTTACTTTCTAAAGGATAGAAAATGAAAAAATACATTATTGGTGTAGTGTTAGCTTTATCAGCCTCCGCAGCTTATGCGGCTTGCGTTACTAACACTACGTTCTCAGGCGGCAGGATGATCGTATGCACTATTTGTTGTTATTCAGGCAACTGCACCACTACCTGTTTTTAAGCAAGCATTGAAGTCGATTTAACTTTTACTTGCGCTACACGGTTGAGCCAACCCGTACCGTATGTTTTGAACGAATCAAGACTGCGGTAAAAGGCTTCTTTTTCTGCACTAAACCTGTCAATAAGTTCTACAGGGTCAGCAGCTAAAACCGCTTTCATGGTGATTGGCCCTAACCCACCATCAGCAGGTACACCTACCGCAGACTGCAAGAGCTTGATTGATCTGCCCGGCCCTGCATTGACACCCATATCAAACACCATGTAGTCAATGCCGCTAGGTAGCTCGTCAGCACGAACAGCGTCCCAATACTTCTTTTTGTACAACGGTTCGACATCCGCAGGAGTGAGCTTTTTCATCTGCTCATGCGTGACTTGGTGTCCAATATGCTGTTCCCAATTAAATTGCGTCACACCAAGCATAGTCGAGCCTTTACGCCCGTCTGGTAGCTTGTTTCCGTTGTCACGCTCATCGTCAGTAAAACCACCCTCACTAGCAAGCATCTGCTCAAACGCCTGTTTCCAATTACCAATCATTTAGAACGCTCCTGTTGTTTAAGAATCCATTGTTGTAAAGAAATCAATTGCTGCGTTGTTTCAGCGCAAAGTCCAGCAAGTCTACTGTCGGTGGCGAGTTCATCAGCTCTGGTGGTGGTGCTGGAGGAGGGGGACACTTGACCGCTACCGGAACTACATTGGCGCACCCGACCAGCGTACTGACTACGCAAAGTAGCAATGCGAGCTTCATATTCATTTTTAACGCCCTCAGTTATAACCTCCGCAATCTCGACTGCACTCTTGTTTGCAGCTTCCTGTGCGTCTCCAATAGCTTTGACTTCAGCAACAAACAACAGGTGCTTGTCACGCATCCTGTCATACCCTGCCCAGTAAGCTAGACCGAGAGCAATTATGACAGCAGCAATCTTTGCGTACAGAAGCATTACTTTCCCTTGACCAACATATCAGCCACAATGGTCAGGATTGCACGGGCGTGTTCAAGGTCTGGCTCACCCACAAAACCCACTGTAATCTGCCCCACGAACTGTTCCCTCGCAGAGGGCGAACTCACACGACAGGTGTACTGAACACCTTGGCTAATATAGAACAAACCAGCGACGCTACGTGGGCGTGTGTAAGGGCCGCATGGAAGTTCACCGTTCATCAATTTGATGACATCGTTGTTGTTACTAGCGTTGTTTGTGAATAGCTTAACATCAACACCCTCAAGCGACTTCTGCCGCCCTCCAGTCTTGGTGTACGCCCTTACGAGTACACGCTTATTGAGGATGGGATCAACAGCAAATATCGACACGACCTCTGCGCCAGTCTCTTTAAACAGCGTCGCTGCTGCGTCATCAAACCGAGAGTCATCTAGCTTTGGCAATTCCCTTGACTGCATATACGCACCAATCATCACGCCTTGGTGGGTGTAGATGAAGTAGCCAAGGAATCCAAGTACGCCAAGGAGCAACACGACAAACAGCTTGAAGGGTGAATCAATCCAAGTGAGTACGCCCATTAGCGTATCTTTAGTGTCTTTACTTTCCATTGACATCCTCGTAGGTAGCAAAGCCAAAGTAGGATGCAAGTACTGCGCTGATGAACCCGTAGAATGGTAACGCAATCGCCCCTAGCGTGGGAGATTCTGATGCCAATATAAGAAGAGGAAACAACAGACCAGCAATCATAGATAGCCACGCCATCTTACGCCTGTTCTTCCATCGGTCTGTCACTTGTCTACCTTCTGGTCTATCTTCTCGTATAGCTTGTCTAGCAGCATTTCGATACGATCAAAGCGCTTGTCCATATCGCTGCGAAAATTTTCAACATCTAATTTCTTGACGTAGCTCTCGCTGACATGAAGTCGCATATCAGCAACTTCTTTTTTGAGCTCTTTGACGGAATCCCAGAGCTGACGGGCAAACCATCCACCGATTGTCAGTAAGCTACCTGCTGCAATGTTGATGATGATTTGCCAGTCCATGCCCAATCCTTAAACTTTAGCTTTATATGCGTCAAAATCTGTTTTTAATTCTTGGATGGCTTTAACCAAAATTGCAGTTAAATTTGCGTAATTAATTGACTCTACTTGTTCACCTTTTTCTGGGTCTTCTGAATCAATCATTGATTTATTCACAAGTCTTGGCTCAGGAAAATCTTCAGCAATAAATCCAACTTGTGAAACGCCACCGTTCTTTAAGTTATAACTTACTGGGTTCATCTGCATGACAAGATCAAGACCAACATCAATTGGCTCTACATTTTCTTTGTACCGAAGCGAAGAAACGTTTGCTACAAAAAAACCACTAGCGTCAATAACAAGGGGAGTTCCTGTCCCCGTACCTATTGATGGAGCTTGTACTGTTGAAGCAAAAAACACAGTTCCATCAACGGTTAATTTTCTAGTTGAATTACTTACGCCAATTCCCACATTACCAGCGGAATCAATTCGCATTCTTTCTGATGTAGTTACGGTGTTTCCTGAATAAAACTCCATTCCTCCAGAATTTGTTCCAGAAAGCGCACCTCTTAGAACAATTGCCGCACCACTTCCACCGCTTAAATCATTGCCTCCAACAAGTTGCAGCGAATCGTTTGCGCCTGTTGTGTTTGCCCGAATAAGTCCGCCACGAACAGTAATAGCGCCAACAACATCTAATTTAGATGTAGGTGCGTCTGTACCAATTCCTAAATTTCCTGCATTATCTAGCCTAGCCCGCTCCGTACCGCCTGTTCCAATTCTTAATGGTACAGCCGAAACAGAACCAAAAAACGGGCCATTGGCATCGGTTCTAGTTAGCAGCAAATCTTCGCTTATGCCAACAGTACCAAGAATGCTTACTTTATATGCGGGACTAGTTGTACCGATTCCGATATTGCCGCTTGCGTCTTTATATAGCTGCCCCGAACCAATATTTACAACACCTGTGCCACCCGTAAGTGTGCCGCTATACTCTAAATTAATAAATCTACCGTTGATAATTCCGTCTTGGATTTGCGCCAATCTGACAGCATCATTTGGGCTTGTGCCTGCACCCAATCCAGTAATCTTAAAATTACTCATTGGAATATTTGCTGTAACTGTGCTTTGCCCGTCTTTTGTGATTGCGTTTGTCAAACCATTGGCTAAGTCAGCGGTCAACAAGTTAAACGTTGTTGCGCTAATAACAGTATTAGGGACAACAGGTTGTCCTGCTGTGTTAATTAAAAATACTCCATTTCCGTTGAAACTCACTTGCGTACTCCATGAGTAAGACATATACTGTTTACAAACAGGAAATGTCGATGACATATAAAATTAAAAATTCTACTCAATGTACGCTTTGCGAAGAAAAAGCAATAGCACGACATTTGTGCAGAAACCATTACAACAAAGCTAGAAAAAATAATAGTTTGAATCTTTACAAGGCTGTAACTATTGAAGAATCTTTTTACGCACGAATTAAAAAAACTGACTCTTGTTGGTTGTGGACTGGCAGCAAAAACTCTTACGGTTACGGGATAATCATTTGTAACAAAAAACAAGTAAGAACGCACCGATTTTCTTATGAACATTTTGTTGGGGAAATACCTCAAGACAAAATTATTATGCACTTGTGTGATAACCCGCCTTGCGTAAACCCAGATCATTTGAGAATAGGTACAAAAGCCGAAAACAATGCTGATACATCTGTTAAACGTAGACATAATTACGGACTGAACCATTGGAACGGCAGACTTTCCGAGCAAGACATTGCTAGCATTCGGGAAAGCACCGAAAAACAAGTTGTTCTTGCTAAAAAGTATGGAGTCGATCAATCTCATATTAGTCGTTTAAAAAACCTTGAAAAAGGATATAAAAGGTAAGGCATAATTACCTCTTATTGACCAATTTGCCGCAACAAATCAGGGTTAGATAAAAACCCTGCGTAAACTGAAGCAGGAACAGCCCGTTGACCCAGCGAGATACCGGGTGTTTCATTAGCTAACGCTTTTGCCATATCTAAAGCTTTTTTCTGTTCTGATGCGCTTGTTGATGCGTTTATTTTGCCTTGCAGCAGCTTTTTACCCATTGGCACAGCAACCGTTGCAACACCGGGGAAACCTACACCCAAAGCGTTCGTAATAACGTCAATGCCAGCACCAAGCACTAAAGCACCAGAATTACTGTTGTTGACAGCAGAGCCAGCAGGTTGCAGCGTCATGTATTCAGCAACACGACCCAATCTCTTTAGCTCTGTAATTTCCTCTGGGCTAAAGAACAATTCTAGCTTTTTGTCACCAATGTCTTTAATCGCTTTATTGTAGGTAGCAGCACCAAACTTGCCTGTTTCATCACTTCTGCCGCCCAATGCTTTGTCTTTAAGGTGCGTCAAAATAGCTGACTTTGTGGCTGTTGGATCACCTGCTTTAGCAACCGCAGCAGCGTCAGCAACGTCACCTGAAAGCACAAACTTGCGTACAAATTGATCTGGCTGCATCCCGTTTATGGTAGATTCAACAGGTTTAGATGATTCTACCCATGCCATGCGCTCACGGTGGGATGCTCTTGCCTTGTTTAAAGCGTCCAGCAATTCTTTTGGTTGAGCGTCAGCAAGTCTTAATCCCGCAGCAGTTTCAGCGGTTACCAATCCACCGCCTAAATCAGCTTTTATTGGCTTGATTTCTGTCTTATCAATGGCTTCACGAACCAACTTTAGCGCAGCTTTTACGTTGCCATCAGTCGTTGACCGTGATGCTGTTGCGATAGTGGTCATCAAGTTATCTAGCGCATTTACATCAAATGGCACAGGAAAAGATTTACCATCTATGGTTGTTTCGCCCTTCGCAATAGCATTGAGCGTACTTCTAATTTCTGCTGGCAAAAATGCGTTTTTGTTTTGTGCAGACAAAGCTGCATCAATGTTATTTATTAAGCCTGAACGATCAAGGGGGATAGTGCCACCAGCGGTGTCTTGCGCTGCTTTGTAGAGTGCAGACGTTTCCGCTTGTTTAGCAGCGTCCATCGCAGAGATTTTGCCTACGTTAGCTTCACCTGCTTCTAGTAAATATGGGCTTCTCACATCCCCTGCACCACGCTGATTTAAAGCGTTAATCAAAGCTTGATTGTTTTGATTTTGCACGTTGCCAAGCGTTTGCAGGTTAGTGTCCTGCGAATTCATTCCTGCTTTTGCAAGGTTTTGCTCAAGGGTAATCTGTCTTGGGTCAAGCGTTACCATGCCCTTTGTAGGCGTAGCACCCTCAATCATGCGGAAATCAAGCAATCGACGCATAGCGTCACCGCCTAAATCGCCGCCTGTTTTCATAGCGTTTTGTACATCCGCCCGCAAAGACTTTTGCACTTGCTCTGGCAAACGACTGAAATCTAGTCCAGATTGACCTAGTTTTAACGTGATAACTTGATCTACGTCTGCAATGCTAGGTTCTGGTTTAAATCGTTGGGTTGCTCCTGTTGCACCTGCCTTTAACCCGCCAGCCGCTAATGGTGCAACCATGCCACCAACAAGTGAAGCACCAAGCTGCTGCAATGGATCACCGCCAGTTTCACGAACAGAACCGCCGCCGTAGCCACTACCCGCAGCAGCTAATGTTTGCAAACTAGGATTGGATGCTAATTGACCCGCTACGTTGCTAGTTACGCCTGTTGTAGCTTTTTGTACAGCAGACGCAGCGGGAATCATAGTGCCAGCTGAAACCAACGAACGAGCTACATCACCCACAACTTCTTCACTTGGTAAGTAATTGGCCAAGCCTGTTGGTCTGTCCATAACGGACGCTGAACGAGGCTTTGGCAAACCAAGCAAGTCAGCTAACTTTTGACCCATTGTTGACAGCGGCATGGGTTCTGGCCCGCCCACCGCACTAGATATAGCACCAATAGCTTGACGCAATGGTTCTACAGGCATACCAAGAGTATTGGCTGTTCCTTCAAATCCATATCGTGCTGTTAAGCCTAATTGTCTAGGAATGTCTGCAAAAACAGAACCACTCCTTTCTGGTGTAGGTTCTGGAGGCGTTGACGCATGAAATTTATTGGCTAGTTGCCACGCTTCGGCTTCGTCTTTAGCGTCAACCTCGTAGACTTCTTTACCAATTTTGACTTCAAATGTTCCGCTGCTCATTATTGCCTCGGCGTTATTCTACGAACCGCACCCTTAGGTGGCTGTGCGCCACCTTGGGCATATTTTTGATTTAACTCAATAATGGTATTTAATGACTTAATGCGGGTTTGATAAGGAATGTTTCCATTCGCTACGTCAGCAGCCGCTTGACGATACAATTTTACGTCAGCATCGCTTTGTGGGCCTTCCATCCTAGGTACGTTAGATACCAATTGTGCGCTAATAACCTTTAATTGACCATCGGCAGCGGATTTGTTGGTTGGAATACCAGCCGCATCCGTTGCCATTGTTGCAAGGTTGCTTATTGCGCCAGAAGTTGCAGAAGGCAATATTTCTTGCGCTCGTTGCGCCAATTCAATCATTGACTGACCTTGTGCAACTTTTTTGTCAACTTCTGCTACTAATGGAGTTCCAGCGGCGGATAATTCAGCAGCTCTAGATTTAGGAACTAAGATTTTTTGTGCAGAATTATTAGGATCGGGAGCAGTAACAAAATCAAATTCTGCTTTTGCGGCCTCTACCGCCCCCGCTTCTGCGCCTCTAAATTTAGCGTTTAGTTCTCTAGCTTGGTCAATTGGCATCGCTGTGGGTTTACCATCAATGAGTACATTTACTGTGCCGGGTTCTGGTGGTGGCATTGCCTGTCTTGTTCCTGATGGCCCTTGAATAGTTGCGTTAGCTCCAAAAGATTGAGTTGCTTCTTTTTCAATCAATCCTTCAACAACTTTTCTATCTGGGCTGTCTATTGGCAGCGTGTCACGCAAAGCCATTAATCTTTGGATTGGCAATTCATTTGCAGGTGGCATAATGCCTTCCATGACAATCTTTTCGCCGCCCTTGCCAATTTGAACGTAACGCAATTGTCCGTTAACCATTGCTGTAATAGGCGCACCAGACGGCATATTGACAACAGTTCCGGGTGGGCGCATAGACATTCTAAAATCTTGCAATGTGCCTTGGAAACCTTGTTTATCTCTAGCGTACTCGTATTCTTTAATAGTAGAAGGTGCTTTTTGCATATCTTCTAGCATGAATTTAGCAGCAGGGGCAGCGTAAGGATTGCCACCAGTAAGAATTTGAATAAGTCGTTGCCTTCTTTCGGGTTCACTTAAAGGAATCGCTGGAATTGCAGGTCTACCGGGTGATCCTGCAACCTCTACATCACCTGAAGCAGCAATGGGTAGGTTAGGATTGTCCTCAAAGTCTGCGCCCGTTGGCGTAAACGATGTGCCGGGAGTCGGTGCAATAGCAGGTTGTGCGGGCGTACCTTCAAGAGCAGCAATTTGCGCTGCGCCTTCTGTTTGCATACGCTGACCAAGAGCAGCCCTAGCATCGTCTGATCTATCTCCAGCGGTTACTGCTGCATACATTTGCAGCGCTTTAGCCAATGGTTGTAGCGGAGAAATAGGGGCTTGAATACCTTGATAGCTATTAATTTCAAGTGGCTGCAACGCTTGTTGCTGCATTATCTGCGCCATGCGCTCTCGTCTAGCAATAGCTGAAAGCTCTTTGTCATACGGGGTAGGCGTTCTAAGCCCGCCTTGAGGTTGATTAAATACCATGATTTACCTTTAATCGCCGTACATCATGCCTGTTGATGGAATGTAGCCTTGTGGTGCTTGTGGTGCAGCACCTTGCAATTGCTTGTTACGCATATACATCTGCATCATTGCAGGGATGTCTTGCATAGGATTTTGCTGTTGCGGAGCTTGCATTTGCTGCATTTGCATACCTTGTTGTTGCTCTTGTTGCTGCAAAGCCTGAGCCATGCGCTGTTGTGGGCTTAAATTAACGTATCGGTTCATTGCAGTCCTTTAGTAACTGAGCAACAGGTAACACAGCAGTTTTTAATCTATCCATACTTATTTTATATTCTTCGTAGAGTTTTGGGTGCTTTTCTTTTGTGTAAGCAACCCTGTCTGCGGAGTGATTTAAATAAGCCGTACAGTCGTAACAATCCAAACTTGAATGGTCAATCTTAAAGTGTTCAGGCAAATCGCCTTGCGTTCTTAAAAATGCAAATACTTGGTCTTTTGTCCAAGTTTCAATCGGTTGTATAAACGTAATTCCATTAACAACAGAACCATGCCTAGCTATGCTTTTATGACTATCATCAAGCCTTTGACCACGAATCATTTGCGTAATGCCCCGCTGTTTTGCAGATTCTAGCAAGGGTTTTGCTTTGTTTTCGTAGCAGCAATTAAAGTAACTCTGCACCATCACAGGTTTTTGACCCGTTAAAAGCATTCCTTCTTTTGTGCTATCTACTGGAACAATGTCGCTTGGTAATCCAAACGCTTCAATTTGCCCTTTTTGGTCTGTCTTTACTTCTATAAACTCTACCGATTCACTTTTAATCTTGTTTATTAAATCAATTGTTTCAGGGTATGCTTTACCAGTATTTACCCAAAAAACTATTGGATTTTGGTCTTTATACAAATACCAGCAAGCAAGCGAATCTTTGCCTCCAGAAAACGCTAGTCCAAGCATTAATACATTGCCGCAGCCAGAGCAAGCGACCCAATTCCTTGCGTTGTAGCGTTAGCACCTGCTTGCTGAATTCCGTAATTTTGAATAGCAGCTTGGTTTGCAGCTTGTGTAGCGGCAAATGTCGGTGCGGGAGCTATGTTTGTGCCTTGGTATCCTGCAAATTGCGGAAGCTGAATCTGTGAGCCACCTAATAGACCAATAATCTCGTTCATTGGTTGACCTCTAAGAGTCAAGTCTTGAGCAAGTTGCTGTTGTTGTGCTTGGTTGCCAAACTGCGCTCTTGACAAGCCTTGTGAGAAGTCTTGACCTAAAGCTGTGTTGTATAGACCTGCTCGGTTCATTAACTCGCCAAAACCTTGCTGACGAGCGTTCATATCTAGCCCGATACCTTGCAAAGCAGCTTGACTATACAGGTCATTCTTGCTCATCTCACGGTTACGAAAAGCTGTGTTGTACGCTTGCGTTCCCGGTGCTAAACCTTGATTTGCAAGTGTTTGTGCAAATGATCTATCGCCAGCTTCAATGGTTGGGCTTAACCGCTGCAAGATTAAGTCTTGAGCAGTTGTGCCAGCATTAATTGGCATAGCAGCTAAATTGCTAGTGTCAATATCGCCTCTTGCTCGACCGTAATCAGCAAAACTTTTTTCAATATTTGTAGAGGTAGGCGTAAATGGCGTAGAAAGCATCGTGCGAGCATTACCGATGCCTGTTTCTGATAAACCAGCCATCGCACGTTGCACACGCATTTGTGCGTCTAATGTAGCTTGCGCTTCAGGAGTAAGGGTTTGCGTAACAGTAGGAATGCCGCCACCAGACATATATGCGTTACGGTCAGGTGCTGAACCTGCTCTTTTTTTTGCCATTTCGTAAGCACGATTGTCAAAAAATGTTTCGCCGCTATCGTAATCACTTTGATAAAACGATTCAGGGTCAATTTTTTTGTTGTACTCCGACAAATCAGCGTCATAACGTGCTTGATCAAATGTTGGATCGCTGTACTTAACCGTCTGCGTTCCAAAAGGAGTAAACATATTTGGATTGCTAAGAATTGCACTCTCACGGGCAGAAATTCGGTTTTCATTGCCCTGCTCTCTAGCAGCAGCAACATAATCCGGTGCTGGCGGTGGACTAGCTGACTTACCCATAACGTACCCCTAAGAATCGGCAATCGTTTCGTGCCAATGTCATAAATATAATGTCACCATTTGGTGAACCGTCTTTGATTCGTGCTTCTTCTGCGAAACCCATATTCTTTACTAATTTTATGCTTTTTTGGTTATCTGTGACCACAGGAACGATGATTTTTTCTACATTTAACACATTGAACGGATAGTCAAAAATAGCCTTTAAATACGACTTTGTTAACCGTCCTTCCGCTGCTATATGACAAAAAACCGTTCTCTTATTCCAGTTTTCGTAGATAACACCCGCAATTGTTTTAGCGTCCTTCTGTAAACCTATTGCGCTAGACTGTTCTGCAAAGTAGCCGCCATCAATCTTTTGAGCAACCCAATTGCCAATCTCTGCGCCTTGCACTATATGCCAGCCCAGCCTGTCTGATAAACAATGTCCGTCGATGCCCAAAGTATCGTTATCCCTTGTGATGCAGATTGAAACTGTGTCGATCCGCAATACCCTAACCCTGTAATGCCTTGCCAATTGTTGTTTATGACGTTATTAGAACCCCATGACGCCACATCCCACAACGCAACACCCCAAAGAGCAAAGCCTGATGGAGTAAATTCTATTGATGCAGCAGAGTCTTGCACATCAAAATCTACGTTCATACCAATTAAAACAGACGGCGTTCCATTGGTAAAAATACTAGGTCTAGCTCTAGTGAAGTATTTCTTTACGCCTCTGCTATCAAAATAATTAAACGCTTGTTGTGCAACTGTGTTGATGTTTGCACCATCGTCTGCATAGGTTTCGTCCCAAGCGTGTCCGACAAACCCGTTGCCGCCAAAGTAGGGTTCGTTGTTATATATTTCCCAACAATTTGCATTCCAATTTGTAAAGTTACACCACGCTTTTGTGATGTTATTCATTACATATTGTTGTTGTTGACCTAAGCCAATTGGCACATTTACAGTCAAAGCATTGTGCTTTGGGTCAAATATCATTTGCCAACCAAAGTTATTGCCGTAAAGTTGTGCTGCTCTAGCAAAAGCACCTTGAATCTTGTCTGATAACGCAACCCTTGGGTCTAATCGTGATGATTGCAAACTAGCAGCAAGCGGATAAACGCCGTTATAAGTTAAAACAACAATATCGCCGCCATACTTTATTAAGCATCGCTTACCAATAGGCTTGCCTGTACGCCAGACGCCTATCAAAGCCCATTTGGTAGCGTCTGAAGGGTCTGTGCCTGCATATACAATGACTTCGCCGTTAGACGTAATAAACACTAGGTTATCGTCTACGCCATAACCAGCGTCAATTGTCCATGTGCCAACAGCAACTATGTAACCGCCAAGTTGTGCTACCGCACTCATGTCAATGTAGTCTGCTACGCCTTGAATTGACAAAGTTGGCAAATACCATGCAAGCAACGTTTCTTTTTGCGTAAACCAAACTTGGTTTTTAAACGTTGTGATGTTAGTAAATGTTGTGTCATCAACACCCGTAATCGTTGGATTTGTCCATGACGTGCCATCGTAAAGCAATGGATGATCTATGCCATTAACAGCGTATACATAACCCCCAGCAGGGGTTGTAACGTTTACATATTCCCATTGAGCGTTTGCTAAACCAGTTTCTACGGGTGCGCCAACTACGCCGCCAAGCGTTACATCGTAGATTGCCGTACCAACACAAGCAAACAATTCGTTTGTTTCACCAGACGAATAACCTATTAAAGTGTCTACTTGACCAGGCAAACCCGTTGCGTACTTGGTAAAGCCTGGGCGCAATATCACATTATTAACGTTTGGAAACAAGTTAGTAAGCTGGACAGCGTCCAACAAATCCATGTTTGCAATAGAATCTCGTGCGTTCCAACCACCTACGGGAGAAGGTAAAGACGCAACTTGTGCTGCTGTTCTCTGAACTAAAGAATTGACACCTCTGCGAGTAGCCATGTTATACTTTCCCTTCATTTAACATTAGGGGATTATTGTGGAACAATGGCTTGATGTTGTTGGCTTTGAGGGCTTGTACCAAGTGTCTAATTTTGGCAGCGTTAAAAACGCAAAAACTGGTCATGTTAAAAAATTGCATTTGAATAAACGACTCAATAGACCGCAAATTTGCCTTTCTAAATTTGACAAAACAACTACTTATTATCCGCATAAATTGGTCATGGAAGCGTTTGTTGGAAAACGTCCTGAAGGAATGGAGTGTTGTCATGCTGATGGTAATCCTTGGAATAATGCTCTGAGCAACCTTAGATGGGACACTAGAAACAATAATAGCCAAGACAAATTTAAACACGGAACGCAAAAGATGGGTGAAAAACATCCAATGTCGAAATTGACGGTTGAAAAAGTTATTGCAATACGACAAGATGATCGTGTTCATAGAATTATTGCAATTGATTATGGCGTTAGCCAATCCGTTATTTCTGAAATTAAATCAAAAAAATCTTGGGCACACGTTAGTTAGCTGGCCCATAACCTTGATCGGGTATGTTATCATATCCAATCAAAACCGTACCCGGTCTTGGAGCAAACGACAAGTTAGCAGCACTCATATCTTGACCCATTACGGTTTCAAGCTCAGTTAAGAAGTTTCTATACATTGCTGTTGTATCGAAGCCTTTAGCCTCAAAATACTTCAGTTTTGTCATCAAAACCATTACACGATCAGGATAGATACAAGTATCTAAATCGTTTGTAAACGAGTTTTTAGGTGTTCCGTCAGCAGCTTCTGCCCATGCTTGTGAGCGATACTCATAACCAAGTAGCTCATTGGTAGAAACGCCAGGCCATATCTGAAAGAAGTTGCCAAGCAACCGCCAACGAATACGAGGGCCAGTCGAGATATAACCCGACAACAGCCATTCCCATTGCTGTGCGTCGGTTGGGCCTAACATCTCCCAATGCTTTGACTTATCCCAATGAGTGCGAGGCACAGACGCATCGTAGTCAGCAGGTAGCGGATACTTTACTTTCATAAAGCACAAGTCAGCACCTACATACGTTCCCGTAGAAGGCTGATTGACCGTTACTTGAGTTGGGGAGTCTACGCTCACAATGTATGTAGCGTTCCCAAGCCCGTTGCCAGTAACCTGATACGTTGTATCAAATCCTGCGGTGCTTGGGATGTTTGTAATTGTGTAGGTATTTAAAGTGACGTTACCCGTTGTATTGGTAAAGTCTGTCGTAAACAAATGCTGCTTGGTTATTCTGCGCCAATCATGCTTTTTAAGCAATTCGTAACCCGATGCGTTCATCAGAGCTAGGATTTGGATAACGTCTTGATTAGTGCTTCCTGCTACTGTCGCAGGAGTTGGCACACCTAACTCATTTGTCACTTGCGTGACTAATTGCAGCATCGTTGATGACATTTATTCCTCTTTCTTTGGTCTACCAACCTTCTTTTCAGCCATGAAAGAAGCAAGTTGCTCTTTTAGTTCAGCTAACTCTTGCTTCGTTTTTTCCATCTCTACTTGGCTGTCAGACTGATTTTTGTTCATTAAATACGCTCTAGCACGTTCACGCAACCCTGCTGCGCCCATGCCTACCTTTTGAAGCTGCATATCCGAAGCTGTTGCTACTTGCTCAACGGTCTGAAACTTCAAAATACTTAATTCTTCCATCTGCATCTGATTAAACTCAGCAGGTCTAGCAATGTGCCATTCTTTTAGCGGTGTACCAATTACGTCTGCATTGCTGTTTTGCATTTGATAGTGCAGCCATTGGCGGGGAAATCGCTGCTTATGGCTTTCACGCACAGGTTGCTCAACAACATTAGTCTTATCGCCCGGTACTACGATACGCACAAAAGGCACATCTTGATACGGTTTCTGCACATCAGAGCTTGGATGCTCAAAAGTGTAGAACTCTACAAACAATTGCGAATCTGCATTACGAATATCGCTATCTAGTCCCAAAATCCTCTCCCGTAGATTTAAAAAAAGGGGGAAGGTTTCCCAACCCCCTGTACTATTTTACACCGATGCCTTGCTGAACCAAGCATAATCACCAGAAGCTAGTGCATAAGCGGGGCTTGTGTAAGCTCCACCAGTTGCAGCAACGACAAATGTAGCTGGGTCAATGTCGCAAACAGCGGTTGATGCAGCAATAGTTGCACCAGCTTTTGCCAAGACATATAGCTTACCGTCTGAACCAAACGCTTGCAGACCCAAAGGGCCTTCTGTCGGTACTGCGAGTCCAGCAGAATTAAGGTTTGTGTTGACGGTTGAACCAATGGTTGTGCCAATAATTGGCGATACTGAATAAGCCATGATTTTTCCTTTTAAATTGATAGATGATTTAATGCAATCAAGCTATCAAAACTCCATTGAACTGAGGGCCAGAGGACGTAAGGTTGCCGGCCCAGCCAATCAGCTTAACGATAGCGTCTTGGTTGACAGCTTGACGCTCTCCACCAATCGGCACAAAGTTACGATCAACGTGAGGACGGAACATCATGTACTTAGTGTTCAGGAAGAACATATGGTTTGCAGTCGCATCGTTACCGATACCACCGTCAAGCACCACATCAGAAGCCATACCAGCACCGTAGTACTTGAGTGACGCAAAGCCCGAACCTGCTGAACTGTTGCCACCGTCAGTAATACGCTGAATAGCTTGCAGCGACTGAAGATACAGGCTGTAGTAGTTGTTGTCGCAAACGATCAGATCAGGCTTGTCTGTTCCACGAATCAACTGAACAGCGACCGAATCCATGTACTTCTGGATGTTGGAAGCAGAAACAGCACCACCGTTTGCAGCACCTGAGAATGATACGGAACGCCAGAACGACCAAGTAGCACGATTAATGCCACCGTATGTGCCTGACGATGGTGCATCAGGAACAGCCGCAGCCAAACCTGTGATGTTCTTGCCGCTGTTGCCAGTACCGTCACCGTAAATGTCTTGCGAAATACGGTTAGCTAACTGAGCCTCAGCCACTTGCATACGACCATCAAGCAAATCGATGATTGCTTCTTTGCCGCTGTTCTGGATCATTTCCAGACCAGAAATCGACACAGCAGCAGCGTACTGAGTGATAGAGAATTGAGCAGCCGAAATTGGGCTGTTCTGCGACACGTTCAACACTTCGTAACCCGAATAGGAGTTAGTGTTGTCGGTAGCTGCATCCGTGTACATAATTTCTTGCAAAATTACGTTACCACCGGAAAAGGTCTTTACGTTGCCACGTTCTTTGAGGCGGCGCAAAAGTGCATTGTTATTTGTGACGTTGTCAGCAAGCTCACCACTACGGCTTTGAATGTTAGTCGCAATGATGTCGCTGATCGAGCTATTGGCAAATGCCATAGTAATCTCCGATTAGGTTGTCAAAAGCGTTCATTTAGTCCGTCAAATGCTTCGGCTAATAATGAACGTCTATCTTGCGCTTTGGCTGCCGTGTTCACTCCGGGTGTAGAGCTTTTTACGCTGACCGCTGCCGCCCGAGCAGCTTTCGCTGCTTTGTTAGCTGAATCTCGTTTTGCTGCCTCAGTTTGAGCTTGTGTGCTTTGCTGTAGCTTGCTAGACAGAGCTTCATCTAGGCGTAATGCTTTGTTATACGCTTCGTCCAAGTTTTGAGCCATTCCTGAATTTAGGAGTTGGATCATTGTTGGTCTAGCTTCTTCAAAAAACTCAGCTTTCTGAGAAAAAGCACTAATTTCACCCAAAAGGGCTTGGTTTTGTGCCGCTTCTTGCTGCTGTTTCCATGACATTACTTCATTACGGACGCTATAAAGCTCGTTTTGAAGCATTGACACGGTAGGATCAACAGGCTGTTGTTGCAGATTGTTGATTTCCCCTAAATTTACACCATATTGCTGCGAAAGTGTAGCAAACATCTGCGCTTTTTGTTGTGCAGAACCATGACGCAAGACATTATCTGCGTCCATTAACGCTCTAATTGCTTGCGTAGGTTCAATACCTAGCGACTTAATGTTGTTTTGATAGGGTTCAATAGCTTGCTGAATTTGGTCTGCAAATTGTGCTTTAGAAAGTAAAGGTTCAACACCTTTCTTCATTTCTTCTTCACGTTGCCAAGCGTATTCTTTCAGTTTTGGGTCAGCGGTTTGCCAAACTTCGTGATAATCCTTCTTCCACGATGCTGGTGGACGCTCCCAAATTGCGGGTTCTGGCGCTGGTTCTGATTGCACAGTTTCAGCGGGTGTTGCCTCTACTTGCGGCTGGGCTTCGTCAAACTGCTGTGACAGTAATTCTCGACGGTCTGGTTGCCCAACATTGTCAGCTTCGCTCATTCTTACTCCCTCAAGTATATTTTCTGCGTAATTGCGTCAAAATCTTTTGTGCTTCTTTATGTGTCATGTTGCCTAATTGTTGGCGCAACACCTCCCTGCGGTTGTCCTGAGAAATGGGTGTGTACTTAGTTTCCATCTTCTCGTTTCCAACCTCAATGCAACCGTGTGCGTTCAAATGCTCACGATGTCTTGATCTACTTGTAATTAATGACCCGTCAATCATCGACTGATACGGCTGAATGTCAGGCATAACGAACGGGCCATACAACTTGTCCAAATGCTCATCCGAACCCTTTTCGACCAACTTTCCATCAACATAAACAAAAGTCTTTCTCATAGCAGAGCTAAAACCTCCTCATCGTCCATTTCAATGTATGCGTCATAGATTTGCTGAACCTTCACCAAGTCAGCCATCAACGCATCAAAGTCTATAGTATTAATAAAATCTATCGACTTTAGATTGCTTATTGTAGCTTCCTTAATGAAGGGTGCAGCAATTTCTTCTGCAACTAATGGTTTACCCTCAATGATGTGTTCAAACAGCGCAATGACTTCTTCTCTGCGTTTCTTCTGTTTGTCAGCTTCTTTCTTGCGCCGTTTCGGGCCACCATCGTGCATATCCATCACGATAATTGGCGCAACTTGCACAACGCCTGTAAATGCACCAGAGTCGTTTTCGTCCGTAGCGTTGAGTACGCCAGTAACGGTTAGCGTTTGAAACGCATTAGGCTGAAACGCATTAAGCTGGAACGCTGCTGTCATTGGTAAGCCATTGAGTTTTAATTATGTTGCAACACTATTTTCTTAGGCAAAAATTATTCAATTTCTTCTTTGACTGTTGCTGCTTGCTGAATAGCCTGAATCATTTGGAAAACTTCTGCGTAAGGACGGTTAGCCAAATAGCTCAAAATTGTGTTCGCAGTTTCAATAGGAATAGTTATTTCTTTCACTTTAATCACCTTAAATTAGTTAGCATTTATTTCGCTTAATTCTATATCTTGTAATTGCAAGTCAGTCGGACGGGGAAGTGTTGGATGTTCCCATAAGGAAATGTAATCTCCAAAACCATTTAAATCATTTTGCAAACGTATGGCTGTAAGAAAATCTTTGGGTGTCAATTCTGGATAAATGGATATAATTTTTTCATATAAAGACATTATGCAGACCTCACAAGTGCGCCAGAAAATTTAGTAGTTGACCCGCCTGCTCCAGCAATAAAAGTAGCAGTACCTGAGACAAGTATGGAAAACCCATACAATTCGACATAATCTGTAGATCCATTTAAATACAATACTGTGGATATTGAAGAAAGAACTTCACCAACAGTACTATTAATAAAGCTTCCAGAAAGATAAACAGAACCATTTTTATAAATGCTGCAACCGGAGTATTGACCAGTTCCAGAAACATATATCGAGCCATTAATTTGATAGTAGCCAGCTACGGTTGGTGTAAATCTGTTTGTTGTTGTATTAAAACAAGAATTTGTATCAAAATCTTCTGCGTTAAATGCTACTTTGGTGTTAGTTGAGCTAGCTACTCCTGTTTGGCTAGCTGTTAAATAAGCACTAAACGCTGGCCCGCCGCTAGACATTCCTGTACCGCCATTAGCGATAGGCAAAATGCCCGTGACTTGCGTTGTTAGAGATACGCCACTTAGCGTACCGCCTAAAGCCAGGTTTCCAGACGTTGTGACTGTGCCTGTCAGCGTGATTCCGTTGACTGTGCCTGTGCCGCCTACGCTTGTTACCGTACCGCCGCTAGATGGTGCAGTATTCGTAATGGTAAAGTTTGGGTACGTTCCGCTAGTCGATATACCAGTACCCGCAGTCAACGCTACCGTTTGGTCAGGTGCTGTGTTTGCGACAGTTAAAACACCAGTAGATGATGCGGTGACAGAAATAGCTGTTCCCGCTGTTAATGCTGTGTTTTTCCAGTAACCGTCTAAACCGTCATAAGTAATGATTTGACCGTTAGTAGGAGTAACAATTTGTGCATTGCTGTCAGTTCCACCAAGCGTCGAACCTGCGCTAATACGAATCAAAATTGTGCCGCCGCCAACTGAGCCACCATTGATGACAGCAGCCATTTGCGCCTTTACATTTGGTGCTACAGGTTTGGTTTTGGTTAATCCACCAGTAACTGCTGGGTTATACCAAAGAATATCGCCATCAGCGTACCCTGAAGTGTTTACATTTCGCAATGTTCCAAAGGATTGGACTAGCCCAAATCCGTTGTTAGCAATGTTTTCAGCGGCAACACCCATGATGTAATTGCCATCGGTGATGCCTGTCGCTGGTGCGCCTAGGGGTACTCCACTTGCACCGACTGCTCCCGTAAACATGACAACTTGACCCTTTGTGATAGTCGCTGTTGCTTTTGTGTAAAAAAACTGATCTTCGCCAATATGTTGAATGACGTTGCCGCCAATCATGCCTAAACCTAACGTATCGTTACCGTTCCATCCTAATTGACCGACTCCAAGCGTTGTAGCGTAAGTTGTATCAAAGTCTATGTAATCAATGTTTGTAATGGTAGTTGCGCCATTAATTGCACCTGTGTCGCTTACCGTTACAACGGAGTTTTGAATTAATTTGCCAGTAGTCGTATCAAAACGAGCAATTGCATTGTCCGTAGCGGAGGCTGGGCCAACCACCCCACCTGTTGAAATGGAATTAAATGTATTCCAATCGGTGCTTGTTAAATAACCGCTTGTAGTGCTATTAGCGGCTGGCATTGCAATAGTTGGGGTTGTGCCGCCTGTGCTTGTAACGGGGCTAGTTGCGCTCACAGAAGTCACATAAGTGCCAGCGGGTTGCGCCCCAACGTCAGCAGCGGTTAATACCACCGTACCTGTCTGACCGTTTACGCTGGTCACTTGGTCTGTGTTATCGACCTTTTGCCAAGCTGTGCCGTTATAGACCGCCCAATCGCCTACCTTCCAATCCGTTACACCGTCAAGGTTTGTAGACCCTGCTACCGATACAACATAGTAGTAACCCTTCACACCAACGCCAGACGCAAGGGTAGGGGTGTTAGTTGACGCATTCCAAGTACCTTGATAGCTCAAAGCACCTAAAACCGCCGCAGGAAGTTCAGAAACAGGTACTTTACCGCCAGCGTCAAGGGAAGCTACACCGTTAGCAACGCCTACGTCTTTCTCTGCTGCTGTACCTAGACCGATAATGGTGTGGTCAGCGTTCCAATTACTAGGACGTACTAAGCTAGTGTCCCCAGAATCTGCGACAGCACTTACAAATGGGTGTTTGACTGTTACGCTCATTGGTTGCCTCTAATAATTGTGCCTGATGTGATGTCAACGCTCTGACCAGAAGCAATGTCTACTGAATTAAGTATTAAATCCGCACCAGAAAGACCAACAGAACCGTCCATAATGACGGAGTTATCAGCCTTAAAGATACGGAAAAAGCTCGCTGTGCCTGTGCCTGATGCGTTTGCAGGGGTTACTGAGCCAAGGGTCAATGTGCCGTTTGTATCCGTACCAAACACCCCTGCAATTGGCATACTGACTAAAAGAACTTGCGTAGTAATCGCTGTATTAGCATTTGCAGGTTGTGTACCGCTGTAGATATTAAATAACGAATTTGTGCCAGCATAGGTGATTAACCCCTCATTTTGAGCGTGTCTTGTAGCATTTGAGTATTCGAGTGTCATTGGACAACCTCAACTCCTGCTGCTTTACCGTCTGCTCCCCTGATAATCCTCTTGGGTGCAGCAAGCATTTGCATCACGCCATTTAGACGGTTAGACGTTTCGCCTTGCATATTAGCCATTTGGTTCTGCATTTCAGCCATACGGTTAATAGCTTGAGCTACGTTATCGCCTAATTCAGCAACGATGTGTCTGCTTGCAGCTTCTTGAGCTTCCAAGAGGGGCAAATCAAGACCCGGATTAGCACCGATTCTAGCGACCATGATCTTAGTAGACGCTTCAAGCTCTGATTTCCAACGCTCGTAACGCTCTTTCATCTCGATTTCT